GCCCGCGATGAGCAATGGGATATTGACATGCCGCTTTCCCTCCCAGAGATACTACTCTGGCGAGAATCCCCCGGGGACCGACCTTTAAATTTTCCTAAAATTTTTGACGCTTACGAAATCTATCGCAAACATAAGGATGAAATTTATGAAACCTCAGGACTCCGGGACTTTGAGCTCAAACTCTTTACTTTCGAAGCTGAAGAAGCCTCACAGTCACGCTTTAAATCCCGTTGATCACCTCATCGCCAAGGTTGGAATTGGCATGGTGGATACCATCGAGAGATACTACAGAAAGTATTGTGAGAAACCCGACGAAGCTAATGCCCGTGCTTACTGCCTTTGGCGCCTCAGGTTGCATCGACGCCTCAAAAACGACAAAGTACTACTTGACTCTATTAACGAGGCAAGGAATTTGGGTCTTGACGATGATCGACCAGGGAAAACTTGCTGGGACTGTGAGTTTAGTTAAAGGGTAAAAGCCATATATTTCAAAATGGCGCAATGATCCCCCGGACAGTGCAAATGGCAAAGGCGGTTGAGGCCACCTTTACAACTTCCCAATTGGAAGACTACGGGAACGTGATCCTTAACGGGTATCTCTCCGTTGTCCCCAACACGATCAACAAAAAAGCCTGGCAATACAAAGAAACCACAACCGCTCCCGTAAATCTCCCCTCCCTGACCGAAGTCCGACCCGTTCTCAAAGGTTGGACCACCAACTACATGGAGTATTACACCCAGATCCCCCCGAACGGATACGGTGTGAATCCCGGTGACCCGACCATGTTCGAGTACAACGTGCACTCGTTCACCGAAGCATCGGGACCCATCACCGCCATCGGCTCTCTGCAAGGTGGTCAGGGCTACACCCCTGGCATTTACACCAACGTTGCTACACAGAGTGGCTCCGGCACAGGTGCAACCCTGGACATTACCGTAGGCGCAGGGGGAACCGTCACTTCGGTCACTCTAAACGCTCCCGGCAGCAACTACACTGTTGGCGATGGTTTAACTGCCACTGCGATCGGCCTCGGATCCGGTTTTGCCGTCTTCGTTACCAACATCACCGTAGTCAATCCTGCTGGTCAACTCCGCTGGGCTCAACCCCCTCGGCGCTTCTTCCAGAACCAAGTTGCCAATTTCGTTCCCCCGAACGCCAACCAGCAAGCGATCCAATACTCGTTCATGTACCCCGTCCAGGACAACCCGGTTCCCCCGCCCGTCGACGTCCTCTGAGTTTACCACAAGGCAAACCACCTATACTGTACACATGCAAAACCTATCGCCCATGCGGAAAACTCCCCTAGGTTACCCGGTCCTTTCGAGCGATTTGCACGAGAGGATTTTTGGTAAGGAAGAGCCAAAAGAAATGACCCGACTCTCCAAGCAAAAGGCTGAGAATTTGCTAAAAGAGTTCGATATTGCCACTCCTGTCGACTATCCTGATCATCTTTACGATGGTCCCCTCCCCCTCCCCGAACTCAAAGGTGAAACCCTTGGGGAACACTTTGAACAGATCGCAAGAAAACAAGTAGGTGAGTATAAGGAGCTCGCCGATGCCTTCGCAGAAGCCTCCCTCCCAGAACTCCCGCCAAGGGAAGAACTTGTCTTCAAGCCGGGTTGGGTGCGATACACAAAAGTACGCAACAAGTGGAAAACGGAATCCGTTCCGTATCCTCTGGAAAAGGCATTTACGTTTGACACTGAGACTTTTGTGCATGGCGGTGCGTTTCCGATTATTGGCACTGCGTTATCTGCCAAGGCGGCTTACATTTGGCTGGCTTCTGAGCTTATTGATCCGTCTTTGCCGGAAGATAGCTGGGACCAACACTCGCTGATTCCGATTGGTGAGAATCGCTTTGTAGTTGGTCATAACATTAGCTACGACCGCGTTCGCGCTCGCGAAGGTTACTCTCTAGATCGTACCAAACCCGAAAATTTCTATTTCGACACGCTCTCGGCGCATATTGGTGTGTCTGGTTTGGCTGCTGGACAACGCTGGCTGTATGTGCTTGCGGGCAAAGATCCGGAGGACCTCACTCCAGAGGAAAAGCGAAAGTTGCGTTACGCACCGAAGTGGTTGGACGAGGGTGCCACCAACTCTCTAGTTGCAACCTACAACTTCCACGTCTATGAGGTTCGTAAATACTTCGGTGACGACGTTCAGCCGCTTGGCGCAGGAGATAAAGCTGTTCGCGACATCTTCGTCAAGGCAACGCATCTGAGTCAAATCAATCAGATGCTCACGGATGCCGTTGATTACGCCATCAAAGACGCTTTCTATACTGCAGAACTATTTCAAGCTCTTTGGCCTAAATACATAGATGCTACCCCTAGCCCGGTTGCTCTATGTGGGCACTACCACCTTAATGGGTCCATCGTCCCCCTCGTGCCGCAATGGGAAGAATGGATTCAAAACGTAGAACGAGTCTTCGAAGAGCATAATAAAGAGATGACAAAACTCTGTCAGGACTTGGTCTGGGCTAACTACCACGATTGGCGTGATCACTACTTCGCAGAGCCAGGAATGGCCGAATCTTGGATTGCCAAAGATCCTTGGCTATCTCAACTTGACTGGGAAGTGAAGACCGAAAAGGGAAAGTATGCCCATGTTCCGAACTGGGTTCGCCCGTTCATTAAAGATCCAGACACCCATATCGGAGTAAAGTCTAACCTATCCCACTTACTTCTCAAGTTGCAATGGGAAGGGTCGCCGATGATTCTTACGAAGGATATGGGATGGTGTTTCCACGGCGAAGGCGGAGTTCTGACCAAGATCCCTCACCCCAAAGGTAACGGGGATAACGTGGGTGGTGTTCTCTCAAAAGACTTTGTCGATGACATGAAGGTCGGACGACTAAACTCGGATCTACCGGAAGCAAAGCGTGCTCTGGAAATTGCGAATGCGGTATCCTACTGGACTTCGGTACGTAAGCGGGTCATGGACCGAATCTTTCTGCCCGCCGCTAATCCTCACGGCACTGATGCTTTGGTTACCTTGCCGGAAATCCTGTGCCACGGCACCGTGACTCGCCGCACCGTGGAATCCCTCATGGTGACAATGTGCTCTACAAAAAATTGGCGGATTGGCACAGAGTTGAAATCCAGGGTGCAAGCCCCCGATGGATGGAAGATTGTTGGCGCTGACTTTGACGGTCAGGAAATGCAGATTGCTGCGATTTACTCGGATAAATGGGAAGGCGGACACGTTGGGTGCTCTCCGTTCGGCTACAATGTGTTGTCAGGAAGTAAGGAAGCGGGCACGGACCCGCACTCCGCGCTCGCGAAGCTCGCGGGCGTAGACCGTGACACTGCCAAGATTGCCGGCTTCGCTGTGCTTTACGGCGCTGGTGTTCGTGCGGTTCAAACTTACATTCGTCGAAAATACCCGGACAAATCACCAACGGAAGTCAAAAACTTTGCCTACCGCATTCTCGAAGGTAAAAAAGGCAAACAACGCAACGGACTGTATGAGGGTGGTTCTGATAGTGGTTGCTTCAACTTTATGGAGGAAATCGCAATGAGGTCTCGGGTGCCAACGCTCCCGTGCCTCGGAACTAAGATCTCAACCGCAATGCGACCCGCCGCTGTCGGTGATGACTTCAAGACGGGCCGTGTCAACTGGACCATTCAGTCGTCTGGTGCTGAGATTCTCTCGATCATGTTGACTGCTGTGCATTGGTTGACGGAGGAATACAAAATCCCTGCTCGTTTCGTACTTAGCATCCACGACGAGATCTGGTTCATGACTCCCGAACGATATGCAGAGCAATTTGCAGTACTCTTTCAGATCGCTCACATGTACACCTGGTCTCTCTTTCATTCGGCAGTAGGGATTCCCGATCTCCCCTTGTCCCGCGCCTACTTCTCAAGCGTGGCCATCGACGATCGGCTTCGCAAATCCCCCAGGGAGAGCACGGTAACCCTTTCAAATCCCGGGGGCATCAACGAACCGCAAGGTGTTGAATACTCCATGATGGAACTCTCGGAAATCGGAGCCATCGACAAACTTAAAAAACGCTACGACGCAATTCAAAAAGGAGTGATCTAATGAAAAAACAGAAAAAATCCCGCGTTGAAAACGTTGGTGTCATGCTTTTTCAAGGAGTGATTGACACTTACTACTTAACTATCCCTTACGATAAAAAGAATCGCGTCATTCCTTCCTCCGTGGAATGCGCGTACAACTCCCGCTACTTTTCTCCTCAACAAACCATCAACATGCTTCGAGCACTGTAATGGCATTACCTCTTCCGGCTGACCCTGATTTTCGCAAAATGTGTGTCGAATTTTGGCTCGACGACATTGATGACCGACTCGAAATGAACCGTCTCGACGACGCTGAACTCAGTTGGAAGGAAGCCAATTCCATTTACCTTTCCCTTCCCGCCGGGTTTGGTGATATCGCGCTTGAAGACAGAATCTATAGACAGCGGGTAAAACTAGACAAATTCTCCCAAATAACCAATGAGAACAATTTCTGACGACTCGGCACAAGTTACGCCGGCAACCAAGAAAAAAGCAATGCCTAAACTCGAAACTTTTTCTACCATTCTTAGTGACGGTCGTGAGATTACCATCCGGGAAATGACCGGACGCGATCTGATTTATATGGAGAAAGACCTGACAAAGGCAGGCGATGTCGAAAAGGGTATGCGGATCATCGAGCGCCTGATTGTGGGCGACGATCAAATCACTTACGACGAGATTCTTGATCTAGGCGTGAAGGATTTTCGCAAACTCAGTGACTTGGTAGCTAAGGCCAACGGCACGGACGAAGAAGACCCAAACTAACTGTTGAGGACCAGGAGGATTTCACTTACCTAGTACATTTTTCGAATGGTCCTACTCTCCACTTTCGTGAGGTGACTCCAAAAGACTTTTACTTGGCTCAAGTTTTGCGACAGTCAGAACGTAGTCAGCTCGAGTTAGTCTCCCGCCTTCTACTCAACCCTGAAGTGTTAGATGCGATGACATCGACACAGTTTAGACAGAGCATGAAGTGGGTTGGTGAAACCCTGTTAGATCAAACAATCCTCACCGTGGAAAACTGGTTAGAGGTTGCTTATCACCTCTGCAAACAACGTTGGGATTCCTCAATCGACTGGCTTGAAGCTCAACCCATGAGTAAGATTCAAACCATGATTGAAATCGTTAAGAAACACGCGGATGAGCAAGAAAAAGAAATGAAGAAAAACGCTCGGAAAAAGAGATGATTCGTTTCAAAGTCACCGGTAACGGTCTCACCCCTATGAATCTTAACTGGTGGCGTCCCACCAAGGAAGAATGGGTACCCGTTCTTCTTGACGATCACCCCCAGTTCTGGAAGCAGCAGGTTGATCCTACTTACAAACGTCCTTGGGCGCAGCTAACGCCAAAATACGCCAATTGGAAAGATCAGCGTTATCCAGGCCAACCGATCCTCAGGGCAACTGGGCTTATGCAGGATCTCGCTCATATCACAGTCCGGGGAAATGTGTTTTCTGTGAAAAGCACAGACTACGGTAAATATCAACAGTTTGGAACCTCGAAGATGGTCGCTAGACCCTGGATGGGTGTTCCCGACATCTCACTCAAGCAAATCGTCCCGATTTCTTGGCGCAACATACTCTCTCGCAAACGTTAATCATGTCTCGTCGCACCACTCGCACTGGGAAACCCGCACCTGCGGCCTCCGACTTAAAAGTAACACCCGAAGAAAGTCGCATCATCAACGAGGAGCCCTCGGCACCCGTAAATCTTGAAGTTGAGACACCTTCGGAAGAACCTGTTGCCGCCCCTGAAGCAACTCCCACAGAAGTCATTCAGACGGATGTTCGTGAGAAACTTTCGAAAAAATCCGTCGAGGAAAATGTCTTCGTCCCGGCAAACCCCGTTGCCCTTGAGAAGGCAGCTGCTCAAGTTGCCCAAGAAAGTGGATTTGAGCTTACCCGTGGAACTTCCATTGGTGCTCGTTTAATGGCTCGTGCTCAGAAGAGGGTGTAATGACGGTCTCATTCCCATTCCAACCACAACTCTCGTGGAGAAAACTCGGGTATTTGACTTATACTAACTCCACGGACTATCGAGAAGTTCTGGAGCAGAACCCTCAGTGGTCGGTTTGGGAACTGCCCCCCGAGGGTGCTCAACTTCGACTTTCCCAAATCGGAAATTCTTCGGGCACCCCCGGAACCCTCTCTCAAGGGTCTTTCATCACTGGCCTTCCCGTAGGTCAATTTAGTGACGCAATATTCCCCTATTCGACTGCAGAAGAATATAACTCTGCTCTTTATCGTTACACTCTGCAAGGTGTCGTAGATCGAGAAGAGCTTAACGGCATCACATTTGACAGCACACAAGCCATCACGGGAATCCAGTAACCGGGTAAAAGTAACCGTTGAATAACCCGAAACCCTGGCCCACGGGCACCACGATGGAATCGCCTTCGCCATCACAGGGAGACGGAACGGAAGGATTCCCCTCATAAAAACATGGCAACTTTTTCTCTCGGGACCAGTGGTGTAACTCCTGGGGCTCCCGGTGTATATATTAACGAGCAGCCTGGCAAGGTTGCTTTTGGAGGTATCGCAGATTTCAGCACAGTATATATGCTGGTTGAAACTGAGGAAGACGTACCCGTAACTCGCTTCCCCTTCAACACTCCGATTGCGATTTCCTCGCTGAATGACTATAAGGAACTGATTCGCGTCGGAACTTCAACAGTTCCGGAAAGCCGCATCCCCCTCCTGAGCTACAACTGCGTCAATGAATTTTTTCAGAACGCAGTAACCGGGGATCTGCGCGTTGTTCGCGTTGGAACCCCCGACCAAATCGTTGAGGTCGAGTTCTTTCCTTCTGCCACCAAGATCAACAGCACTTCTCTGCCCTCTTCTTTGCAAGCTGGCAACAAAGTATTCGTGCAGATGATCCTTAACGGTCAAAAACTGGTTGCTGGAGACGGTTCCACTGGCTATACCGCCGATGGCGAATGGCTGGGAGTCCCCGTAACAATCCCCGTGTCCTACGTTGCTGGCGACGAAGCCAACAACCGTAAGATCTCGGCTGCGATTGCCGCCGCTGTTTCCGAGGCTATCGAGTCCAACCCGGCTATCCGTAGCTCCGTTTATGTTCGTCGCACCGGCATGGTGAACGACCTGGATCCTTCGAGCAACTCTGAGAACAGCTACGTTACTCTGGCCTCCACTACCTTTAACGGTAACGTGTCGGTCATCACCGAAGTTCTGCCCGTTGGAAGCAACTTCGTGTTCATGCAGAATGCCTATGATGTTGGTAACATTGTCGGCGGTAGCGTGTCTCTGGAGCGTGTTCCTCAGGATTACACTCAGACCATTTCCACTGCTTTTGACGGTGTTCAAGATCAAGGTTATCTGATCACCCCGACCGCTTACGCTCAGTTTGATGCCGCTGGTCGTGCTCTCGTTGGCGCCGCTGCCGCT